CCTAGCGATCGTGGTGGCCGACGACGAGGTGACGTTTGATTCGTTGGAGGTATCGTCTTTTGATGCCACCAGCATTACGTTTAGCTCGGGCCTGCAGTTTGCTTACCCTGCCGGCACTACGGTGTTCGCGGTAAGGACTTGCACCATTCAGGACAATATTACCGGCGCTCGGTTCAGAAAGGGCTTAGGTTCGTTCCAGATCAAGTTCGACGTTATCGATAACGATAACGACCTGGCGAGCACCGCGGCGTTTAATTCGCTTGACTCGCTGGTGTATCTCGACGGCATCAACTTCATGAGTGGCGCTACGCTTCGGGAAACCTATCAGCGTAGGTTTGAACGGTTCGAGAGCAGGGCGGGTGCCTTTGCGGTCGATAGCCCCTGGACAAGAAATAGGCGGGGCAGTTCAAAAACATTCCTAACCAAGTCGAGGCAGGAGCTTTGGGATGTCAGGAGGTTGCTTCATGCGTTGCGGGGCCGGCAGGTACCGTTCTTTATCCCGACGTTCTATGAGGAAATGCGGCCAACCGTTTTGCTGACCAATGGTGCAGATACGATAACTATTGAAAATGTCGGTTGGACGCGGTTTGTTCAGGATCGTTCGCCCAAGAACCGTATACGTGTTGTTGAAACGGATGGAACGATTCTGATCAGGACGGTAACCGGGTCGTCTGAAATCGACCGGTTCACCGAGCAGCTTACGGTCGACTCGTCTTGGCCGGCCAATATCCAGGTCAACGAGATCGACAAAATTGATATTATTGAGAAAGTCAGAATCGATAACGATGTCATCAAGATCGATCATCAGGATTCTAACGGCAATGCGCGTATATCGTTTCCTGTCAAGGTGATTTTCTAATGGTGTATTCAACCTTTGAGGAAAGTCTGGACGAGGGGTCGCCTGTTGAGATGTACCGGTTCCGGCAAGGCAGCAGTACGTTTCTGTGGACGTCTAGCGAGGATTCGATCGTTGTGGGTGCCGATACCTTCCTGCCGATCCCCATCAGCCGGACTGAAATCGTGCGTGGCCCGGAGGCCCGTAGGAGGTCGGTCACGGTGACGCTCAAATCAAACAACGACCTTGCCCAGTCTTATATCGGCGTTCAGCCGGGCCAGAACGCGACCTTGATCATCACCAGGCTCCAACGGTTCGACGGGGTGACCCCGGAGATTAGGCAGATATTCAGCGGCACGGTTCGTGCGGTTTCGTTTACCAATGACGGTTTTGTCGCTGAGTTTTCGGTGATCCCTTCGGCGTCTGCTTTAAATAAAACTATACCGCTCTACACGTTCCAAAGGCTATGTAACCACGTCGTGTACGACGTCCGCTGCAAGGCCACCGAGGCGGGCAATCTGTTTAGCGGGTCTGTCACGGCCGTGAGCCTTGATGGCAAGACGATTACCGTGGGCGGTCTTGATGCGGGTACGTCGGTCGGCTTCGCAACCAGCGGCTTGCTTCGTATTGATGCCCTGGTCGAGCAGCGCACGGTAATCAGCCATGTGGCCACGGATGATTTGATCCTGCAGTATCCCTTCAGGGCGATCGTTGTGGGCAATCTGGTAACGGTATTGCGGGGCTGCGATCGCACCATACAGATATGCAAGTCAGAGTTTGATAATGTGATTAACTACGGTGGCTCTGCTTTTGGTCCAGAGAAGGATATTTTTAAGCATGGCGTTTAACACATCATTCTGGCGGCGGGTAGATCGCGTCATCTGCTGTGTGATCGCGTCTGTGATCTACCCCGCATTGCTTGCGCCCGAAACGCCAAAGCCCGGCCAGCCGCAGCAGGCGTTCTTGTTCACGCTCTTGTTGTTCGGCGCTTTTCTGCTCTTGAGTGAGTTGAAGAAGCCGCAACTTGAGAACGCCAGGCCATCAGGTCTTGGAGATTTCAATGTACCCACAACAACGCAAGGAAGGTTTATCCCTGTTTTCTGGGGGCGGTGCCGGTTTGATGGCCCGAATACGGATTGGTACGGTGATTTCAAGCGTCGTGCGATAACCCAGAACGTCAAAACCGGCCTATTTAGTTCGGCCACACAGACGGTGGGGTTTCGTTATTTCTTGGGATTGCAGTTTGGTTGGGCGCGTGGCGATGCAAGTGTATTGCTCAAGCGTCTGTGGATCGGCGACGACACGGTATTTACGGGTAGCCAGGGTGCGGGTTCCATTGCTATTAGCGAGCCGAATCTGTTTGGCGGCAATGAATTTGGTCAGGGTGGTTTATCCGGCACGCTGAGCATTCACGTCGGTGATGAGGTTCAGACCGCAGATACCTATCTTTCCGATTTTCAAAAAGAGCCGCCTGTGACCGGCGACACGCCTGCCTATCGCGGTACGGTTTACACGGTTTTCGAGCGTGGCTATATCGGAAATAGCACGAATCTTCGTACTTGGTCTGCCGAGTGGGAGCGGATCCCGAACGGTTTAGGTCTCTCTGCAGCCAATGCGACGGTTAATGATGGTGACGCAAACCCAATGTCTGTGTTGTACGAGGCCATGACGAACGACGAGTGGGGGTTGAATCGTAGCCCTTCAATTATCAATGCAACGAATTTGTCAGACGCCGCGGCAATACTTAAGGCCGAGGGTAACGGCTTTAGCATGATCCTGGATAACGCCAGTGATGCCCAAACGATTATCGAAGAGATCGAGCGTCAGGTTGACGGCTTGGTTTATCAGAACATTACGACCGGGCTTTGGGAGGTCACCCTGGTCCGCCCCGGCGCTGCAATAGCTGCCGTGTTCAATGAGTCTAATGTGGTCAAGGTGAGCAGGTTTGGTCGGTCAACCTGGGAGGAGACGACGAATCAAATCAGGCTCAAGTTCCCGAACCGTGCCAGCCAGTATCAGGACGATTGGGCCGAGGCTCACGATATGGCAAACGTGAGGATCCAGGGGTCTAACCAGGGTACGATCGAAACCTACCCAGGTATTAAGGATGGCGATTTAGCCAATAGGATCGTCTGGCGTGATCAGGCAACCCTATCGACGCCTCTGTCAAAGGTAAGGCTTACGGTCAACCGTCTTGGGTTTGATCTCAATCCGGGCGACTTGGTGACTTGGTCACATGCAGTCCTGGGGATCGTCGCGCTGCCCATGCGCGTGAATCAGATTAATCTAGGCGATCTAACTGACGGCAGGATCGTCCTGGATCTAGTCGAGGACGTGTTTAACAATAATGCGGGCAGCTTTGTCGCGCCGCCTGCCACCGGGTGGGTCGTGCCAACCGATACCGTCGTGGACATCCCTGCCGACGACCGCGTTGTGATTGAGTCGCCCAAGGCCATCGTCGATCGCTCGCCGATCGCACCCGGTGTAGGCCCCAGGGTATTTGCCGGCATCCGCACAGCGGGTAATGGTGAGGTCGAAACGGATATGATTGTGGCCGGTGTTGTCGAGGCGACGATCGTCGGATTCATGCTGGTCGGTAAGCTCAATGCCGCCGTGACCAGGGAGTCAACCGCAACGATATCAATTAAGCCCGACCCGGATACTCAGGCGGAGGTCTTAGAGCAGTTCGAGCTTATCAGTAATACCGATCGCGGTGTGAGCCTATCCCAGTTGGTCTTGGTTAATGACGAGTTTATTTCAATCGGCAATGCCGCCGCCAACGCTGCGAATACAGACCTGTTAACGCCCGTAAGGGCAATGCTCGATTCTGTCGCCGCAGAGCACGCGGTTGATGATCTGGTTTATCTGGTGTTTATTGCCGCGGGGATAAGTGATTCGTCGTTCACCGGCGCTAGCGTCAGTGTGAAGCTCATACCGGTGAGTCCAACCGATCGGTTGCTGGACGGTTCGGCCACCGACATTGTGGTAACTCTCAACCAAAGGCACCTACTGCCGTACCCGCCTGTACGGCCAACGATTACTGGCGTAGCGTTTTCTACAACAACCAGCGTTGACGTCGCGGTTGGCGCTGGCGATGACGGCAAGGGCTTTAATGTGGATTGGACGCGCCGCGACTTCCAAACAAGCGATGAGTATCTCGCCCAGTTAACCGAGGCTACTCTGCCCACTAGCTTTGAAACCATCAATACCACAGAGCATCGTATTGAGGTTATCGACGATCCTGATGGCACGCCCACCAGCCTGTTCTTTACCGCCTGGGCTGCCGCCGATGGCACGACTACCGAGATTGGCAGAACGGAGTTGCTCGCTAATAATTCAAACGTGCTGCCTAGCCGTGTGAGGGTTTCTGTAGAGACCCGCCATACGTTCAACGCTGTATTACGGACTGCCCAACAAAAAATGACTTGGGATTTTGATCTGACCAGCCCGGAGCTAGACGGCGGTGACACCAGCCTTGGCGTGCTGGCCCAGAACGCGATTAGCTCCACGTTTACCGCTACCGCGGCGGTGCTCCATACTCTCAATATCGGTGCTAACGTAATCACGGGTGCCAATCTTGTTGAGGCCCGGATCAATGGCGGTGCGTTTTTCACTGTTATTTCAGTCGGTTTGACAACCGGCGCGATCGGCACGCTTGCGATAAACGATACGGTGGAGATCCGCCATAACCAGGCGTCGACGGGTGTGAATACGTTTGTGGGGATTGATGTGTTTGGAGTTGGCGATGCGGTAGAGGCTTACGGCGTTTTGCAGGTATAATCCGGCACCGCCCAATGGGTGACCATTTCAGACCGCCCATTTCTCGGAAAGGATATACCCTTGGCCAAAAAAAACGAAGAGGTAATCACCATGAGCCGGGCAGAACTCAAAGACGTAATCATCGAAGCGATCGAGGAGGCGTTTGTCCGGTTCGGCGTTGATGTCCATAACCCGCTCGAGGTTCAGGCCGACCACAAGTGGGTGCGCGACCGCCGAAAACAAGACGAGGCGATTAAAAGGCGTGGCATATTAACTATTGTCGGGCTTGTGGTTACGGCTATTGGCGGCGCAATATGGTGGGTGTTAAAAAATAAATAAATAAAAACCTTGCGTTTACGGTGGTACTGTGCTATAGTATAACCAGTGAGGAAGTACCCCCCTAAATCAAATGGTTTTTAGCAGCGAGCTTTCTCCCCTCCGCCCCCCTTATGCTTCGGCATAGGGGGGGTTTTTCTTCAGGAACCTACAAATGCCCAAGAGAAGCACCTATAAACATTCCCCGACGTCGCTAGAGGATGCTGTAGATCGCAATAAAGAGAAGCTATCGCGTGCCAGAAAGAGCGGCATGGGCGTATCCGTTTCTTGGTCTGACCTGAAGGTCATGCTTGCGGCTTGTCAGCAATTGATATTAGCAAACCAGGATCATAGAGAGAGGTCGAGTCGTGGCTAAGCGAACCAAGCCAATATGTAGCGATTGCGGCAGCGCTCGCGTACTGATCGATGCGTATGTCGAGTGGGATATAGACGCTCAATGCTGGGTGGTTCAAAATACGTTCGATAAAGGCAGCCATTGCGATGAGTGTGAGGGCCAATGCTCAATCGATTGGATCGAAATAGACGAGAAGGGTCAACCTAAACCATGACTGATCATTACATCCTCGAAAACATGAAGATCGTGCCGGTCGATTTAATGACCTGGGCCTTGTGGTTTGAAGACAGCGACAACGATCGGCAAATCGGTAATTCGTTTATTCACGGCAGTCGTGTATCGACTGTTTTCTTAGGGCTAGATTATGATTTTTCACGCAAAGGTCCGACGATCCTGTTTGAGACCATAGTGTTTGGTGGTGAGTTCGATCAAGAGATGTGGCGCTATTCAACGCTGCTCCAAGCCAAGATGAATCATCAAAGGATAATGAATTTAGTAAGGCTGCACCGAACCCATTGCTGGAGCTTGGGCATTATGGGCCGTGTGTGGTGGTGGTTATCCAGGGAGTCGAAATGGGGTTATATGGTTGACGACTTGCCGTTACGCGAATACGATACTGTGTGTATTCGGTTGTGGAAGCTAACTTTGCATTGGAAGCGTTGTATACCAGGAGTTCAAACCAAGATGCCAATAGGTAAAGAGGTTCACAACGATCGGAGTATTTATGTCCAGCCAGACTCTACAAAAACGGCCCTTGAGCCGGGGGAAACTGCTACTTTCGCTTAGCTCGACGCTATGCCCCGCCTGCGGCGGGTTCAAGGAACCTGGCCGCTCGTTTTGCCGCCCTGACTATTACAGCCTGACCCGTCCGATCCGCCAATCGCTTTATTGCAATATGGGCCATGGCTACGAGTACGCCATGGAAGATGCCTTTGCCGAACTGAATGTGAACGGTCCGCATTGGGTTACTGAAATTTAACCCAGCACTTGCATTAACGGCAATACCATCGTATAAGACAGTAACAAGGAGATTCCTTATGTCTGATCCCTCACCAACTCCGCTAGCGATGTTTCTCGATATTTTCGAGCGGTTTAATTACCCCACTGGCGAGAGCCAGGTACGGCTCAAGCGGGATCCAAAGCCCGACGAGTTCATTCTGGCTGAGGCTTTCAACTGGTCTGAGATGATGGACGTGATGGTTGCTGCCGAGGTCTTACGTAAGCTAAACCTGAATAACGACATCCTTATGCCGTATCTTCCGTTTGCTCGTCATGACCGTGCGTTTGTTCGCGGTGATGGCGAGCCGCTAACGGTTCTTCGTCAAATTTACTTGGGCCTTACGACTCACAACATTGTGGTGATCGATCCCCATAGCACCGAGTCGGAGCCGTTTCGTCATATCCCTCAGTCGAATGTGGCTAATGCGGCGTTGCATATGATCCATGACCATTGTGGCGGTAAGTACGTTTTGGACGGCTATGCGTTTGCGATTCCCGATAAGGGTGCCGTGCCCAAGGCGTTGACCTGGCTTACCGATGACGATGTGTCTGTTCAGTGCCTAAAGGTTCGTGATGGCGAAACCGGCGCGTTGTCTGGGTTCGATGTGATTGCCGATCAGGATCAGGTCAAGGGCAAGCGGATCATCCTGGTCGATGACATTTGCGACGGTGGAGGCACGTTCATCGGCTTAGCTGCCAAGCTCGTTGAGATGGGTGCTGAGTCGATCGATCTTGTAGTCACACACGGGCTATTCACAAAGGGTGTCGACGAGCTATTGGAAACGTTCCACCGCATTTATACGCTTGAAAACTATGCGCCACGTATTGACCCGGCCCGGCATCTTCGGTTCGGTTTTATCAAATTAGAAACCCTTTACAACGGATGGATCAATGAACCCATTACACCTGATTGATTTCTACAAGGTCGACCACCGCCGCCAGTACCCGGAGGGTACGGGACTCATCTTTTCAAACTTCACACCGCGTGGATCCCGAATCGACGGGATCAATGAGGTCGTGTTTTTCGGCCTTCAGTATTACATTCAGAAGTATCTGCTCGATCTTTGGGACACTAATTTCTTTGGCTACCCCAAAAACGTTGTAGTCGAGGAGTACAAGCGGCGTGTTGGTGGGTCGAATAAGTTTATGGACTTCGCGCATATCGAGGCGTTGCATGACTTCGGCCGTCTGCCCGTTGCGATCTATGCCGTTCCCGAGGGCACCAAGGTGCCGATAGGTGTGCCGGCAATGGTGATGTGGAATACCCACCCAGACTTCTTTTGGCTGACCAATTACCTTGAGACGTCACTATCCAGCGTGCTCTGGGGGCCGTGTACCGCTGCTACGATCGCCGATAAATATCGCAGTATTATCAGTGGCCTGACCAGGGCTTCGGGTGGCGACCAGGATTTCTGCCCGTTCCAGGGCCATGACTTTTCGTCCCGTGGCATGTACGGCCCCGAGGCGGCGGCAATGTCAGGTGCGGCTCACCTGCTGAGCTTCACGGGTACGGACACCGTTCATGCCCTGGACTTCGTAGATCGCTTCTACCCCAATCCTGGGGACCGTGCTGTGGGTGGTTCCATACCGGCCACCGAACACTCGGTGATGTGCATGGGCGGCGATACGACCGAGCTAGATACCTTCAGGCGGCTGATCACTGAGGTCTACCCGTCAGGCCCGGTATCTGTGGTAGCCGATAGCTGGGATTACTGGCGTGTGCTGACCGACATCCTGCCGGCGTTACGCAATGAGATTATGAATCGTGACGGCACGTTGGTTATTCGCCCCGACTCTGGCGATCCGGTCAAGATCATCTGCGGGGATCCTACGGTGGACCCCGAGTTGCCTGCGGGCAAGGGTTCGATGCGGCTGCTATACGATACGTTCGGCGGCAAGACCAACGAGAAGGGATTCAAGAGCCTGGATAGCCATGTCGGGTTGATCTATGGCGATTCAATTACGCTCGATCGTTGCACGCAGATATGTGCCAATTTAGTCGCATCTAAGTTCGTGCCCAGGGTGGTGTTTGGTATCGGCTCTTATACGTATCAGTACATAACCCGTGACACGTTTTGCTTTGCGGTCAAGTCGACCTACGGCGAGATCAAAAGCCGGCCCATGCCCATCTTCAAGGATCCCAAGACTGACGACGGCACCAAGAAGTCGGCAAAGGGTTTGCTGTCGGTTCACCGTGGTGCTAACGGTGTTTTGAAATTAAAGCAGGATTCGTCGTGGCAGGAGGTCGAGAATTGCGCGTTCCAGTGTCGGTTCCATAATGGGTCGATTTTCAATCAGTCTACGTTCAATATGATCCGTGCGCGGCTCGCTGAACATAGGACATTCTAATGACAACGGAAATCCATGGCGCGGTGGGTGTGTGCGGCTAAGGAGTGGGAGATAGTTGGGTGAGGTTATTATTTCTAATGGTCTTGATTTTGTTTGTGTCGTCTTGCCGCTCGCCGCGCGAGATCGTGGATGATAGTCCTAAGCGTTATGCGGGTTATCCGGACTACCCGGCTGCAATATATCCTAGCCGTCACAAGCGCTATAACGATCACAACACGACCTTCAGTTAGATTCTAAGTACATTACGTACATATTTAATTAGTTGCAACCGAATGCGATCGTATATTTAACCTAGAAAGGGGTTGTTTATGAAGCTGATATTACTGATTGCGTTTCTTCTATTCGTTCCCGCCTGCCGGTCGCCACAAGAGATCGTCGAGGATAGCGGTAAGCGTTACGCCAATTATCCTAACCATCGGGCTGCCATTTACCCCAACCGTCACAACGGCTATAGAGATCACACTGCGACTACCCGCTAAATTTCTAAGTACATGGCATGCACTTTCAATTGGTTGCAACCGAATGCGATCGTATATTTAACCTAGAAAGGGGTTATTTATGAAACCGGAAATCAATACGGCTACGATGCAGAAGGCGGCGTTAAAGATTGCCCATGAGGTCTTGGGCCTTGAAACGCTAACCGAACGAAAGAGGGATTCGCTCGCCTTCCATTGCCTGTCTGTTTGGGGCATCAAAGAAGCGCTATACGCCGCCTGGTCTGCTGGCTCGGGCCTGCCTTGCGAGGCCCATCAATTCATAGTGTGCCTGGCCCAAAACGATTTATGCATGGTGACGCTTGAAACCCGCAATATGGACAATCTGGATTTCTATGACATCAGCGTCGTGTTGTTGAAGGATGCTTTAGAGAAGGCGTACCTATACGGTGCCACTTCGGTCGCTGCAGGTAAGAGGGGGGCTTCGCATGCAGTCAAGCGTTAAAAACATTATCGGAATGGAGACATTCTTAGAGTTCAGGGTCAAGGCGTGGCGGATGGACACAAACGTTTACGAGTATTTCGATGCTCACCTTGACGAGGTAGAGTTCGCGGGAACGTGCGAGGATCATCCCAGAGTCGATTATGGTGATGGTAATTCGGATCAGGCTACCCGTGACGTGGAGGTCCACACCACGTCCGATATGGCGTTGGCTTACTGGATGATCAAGGTTCAGTTGGAGAGCCATAATCCGGGCTGGGTGTTATACGAGTCGATTCATTCGATAGAAGAAATTATTAACAACCATTTGGCCGAGTGGATACTCGATCGTGTCGATGATTACCTTGACGATGGGGAGCCGGATTATGTGTCTCAATGAAGGGCGGTTAATTGTTATGGATGATCGAAAGTCTCAGTATCACACAGAAAACTTATCGATGGCGTTATTCATGACCGCCTGTATGTTTGATCGTATTGAGCCGGAGGATGAGAAAAGTATCGTAATCAATATCGATAAGCCTTTGGCGTTGACGATTGAGGACACTGTGTCGTGTTGCCCGCGATGGCCAGGCATATGTGATCCGTTTGATTCTTTATTCCATATGGCTGTCTGGATGGTCCCGCGTTCTCACCGAACAACGTTCCCCAAGGAGCTATGGCCCAAGTTCGATCTGGGTCCAGACGCCGCCCCTGGTGTGTTAGCGGCCAAGGTGGTTGAGAATCGGTCGGTGGGCCTTAGTGTCGGTGGGTTTGTAGTGAGCCTTGAGGAGGATAAGAACGGCAAGCTCGACATTGTTGTGGTTGAAACGGAGGGTAATTGCCTGCGGTCCATGGCGCGGTTCTTGCCTGGGTTTTCAATGCTTCATATTGTTGTGGCGGATTATGCCGGCATGCCGCTTGGCATCATGAAATATGTATGCCTTAAGCCGTCAACAACTACAGACGAGCGAAACGCTGTAATGATGCACGCCCCAACGTCGTTGGCCCCTCTTTATGGCCCAGACGACCTATCGGTGCTGATTCCTAGCGTGACGGCTAAGTCTTTAATGTCTGACCTATCTATGGTTTGCACGGGTGGGCCAAACCTGGCCGGCTTTAAGGATAAGTTCGTCCGCGTTGTGTTTTGCCCGGCGCTTCGGCTGTGGGAATGTTTAACTGAATGCGACATGTCAACTGAGCGGGATGCTCGAACCGCCCGTGGGCATTTGGAGGCGATCGGCGACGACGCGTGGCGTCGGTGGATTGAGCAATCTTTATTTGCCAATTGACCTATTGGCAAATTCTCGATACTCTCGACTTCTGTTACTATTGTTTACAGGAGTCCATTCATGTCGAAGAAGAAAAAGAAGAAGAAGCCACGTCTAAAGAAAAACCCGATCGATATGTCGCTCAATCATTTCCGCGACATCATCAATCACAGGCTTGACGAGTTGGACAAGACCCGGTATTGGCTGGTAGGCCGTGCCGGTTCAAGCGAGGCGGTGGTTTACCGGTTCCTGGGTGGCCATGCCGAGACAACGTCAAACAATGTCCGGCAAATGCTTAAGGCCGTCGGCTTAGAGATGAATGTCATTCCCGGCTTCGATCCCGAAGCACCGTTAAAAAAGTGATTTGATTACCCGCGAAAGATAAGTACCACCAGGCTTGCATACCATCGTATACGGTGGTATAGTTGGGTTGACGGGAAACCTTCAACCTAACCACAAGGGGATTTCATGGGCATTATTAATCCAATGGTAGAAACCGTAAGCCATTTAAAGGCTATCTTTTATGGCCCGCAGGGTTCGGGGAAAACCTACACGGCTTGCGAGTTAGCCTGCGGCGTCCATCAATTCTTCAAGTGTAAAAACCCTATTGTGTTTATTGATACCGAGGGCGGTGCCCGGTTCCGTAAGACCCGCGCCCATGAGCTAACGGGCATGGTGCCCAATGCGGTATTTACCCGAAGAATGGACGAGCTTATGACGGCGTGCCGTGAGATCGATCAGGGCGCTGCTGAGGTTGTCGTTATCGATTCAGTCACTCATTTTTGGCAGGGGCTATCGGAAAGCTACAAGGCGTCGTTGGCTCAAAGGTTCCGAAAATCGGTTGAGCAAATACATCTAACACTCGACGACATTGGCAAAATCAAAGACGCCTGGCAGCCGTTTAATCGGTGGCTTGTTGAGACCAGTACCCACGTCGTTATCTGTGGTCGTATGGGCTATACGTGGGATGACGTTGAGGATGATCGTGGGCATATGAAGCTGACCAAAACGGGCACCAAGGTGAAGGCCGAAGGGGAGTTTGGCCATGAGCCTGATTACGTATTTGAGATGTCGTTGATCCAAGAGGAGCACCCGCATTACGAGCGTGGGGTTAAAGAGGGTCGGATCATCACTGCGCCGAACAAGCGGTCGGCCGTAAAGCTTGAGGTCGTCAAGGAGCGGTGGGATATTCTGCAGGGCGAGATTACCTTTGACCCGACGTTTAATTTCTTCAAGCCGATCGTGACTCAGCTACGGCCTAGAGAAGCGCCGCCAATCGATACGGATCCGGGTGTGATGGATCTTGGCGATGATGGTCGTCAGCGCTGGCGGGTTGATAAATCAATCACGCTTGAGAACATTGAGCTTGCCGTTGCCAGAGCGTTTCCTAGTACCCGCGTCGAGGATAAAACCGCCAAGCTGGATGTGCTTGATGCAACGTTCGGGACGATGTCGTGGGAGGAGATCAAGGTCATGCCGCTTGAGTTGCTAAAGCAAATCATGCCGGTATTGAAAACGAAAATGCATTTGGTTAAGAGTGGTCAGTTGGCTAAGAGTGAGGCGATCACACAGTTAGCAGAATATCGTGACACGTTATTTAAGCCCGTGGAGCAGGTCGATCCTGATCAAGAGTTGCTTGATGTCGAGCGTAACGCGTCTGAGATGTTTGGCGATGATGGCAAGGATGCAGCAGCGCAGGGAGCTAATAACGCCGGTGCCGTAGACGGCGGCGCTGGCCAACCGGCCGATGGGGCTTTGCCATCGGTTGGGCCTGCAAAGTCTGCAGGTACATAGACCCCTGGAACCCTGACCAAATGAGGTAGCGCCATAGCTATGGATTTTGGTCTCAGTCGTCGTGGGTTAAGCGGCGGCATTTATTTTGGCAGGATGCGGGTAGCCGGTTGATCCCCGGCGAACGGACCCGGCCCCGGAGTTGTATTGCTTTCCGCGATGCCGGGGCCGGGAATGGCCCGGCTTTAGGAGATCACAATGCCTGAGTTAGATCCGTCCGATGTCATATCTGATTTTGTCATGGACAAGCTCATGACGCTAGGCCATGAGGACGATTGCGACCTGTTGTTATTAAGTCCTAAGCTTACGGAAATAATTTCGAAGGTTTATGGGCAATTGCCTTCCGGTGTTCAGTCTCATTTAAAGTCGCCGGAGACCATTTTTGGTTGCCGGTTTATCGCTGACCCGTCGCTGCAATGATTGCAATATGTTCAGTACACCAACCGGGAAAAATTCATTGATATCTCACAAGCTCAAAACCTGGCCGGGTCCGTTCAAGGCGGTAGTTAACGGCACAAAATGCCACGAGGTTCGCAATGACGATGGCCGCAACTTCAAGGTGGGCGATCGTCTGCTGCTGGCTGAGTGGGATCCGGATCTGGAGCAGTTCACCGGCAAGCTGCAGGACGTGCTTGTTACTTACTTAACCCAATGGCACGCGTTTGGACTACCACCGCGAATGGTGGTAATGTCTATTATCAGGCTTAGAACAAAAGGAGCTTAATTGTGGCGATTCATATCACGATGTTGGAGGCCGAGCGGTTCAAGAAACTAAATGCGGTAGTCCTACGCCCAACGCCGGAAGGGTTAACCGTTATCGGCGGTCGCAATGGGCAGGGCAAGACCAGCGTGCTTGATGCGATCGTGTATGCCCTGGGTGGCGAGCGTTACAAGCCAAGCGAAGCCCATGCCCGTGGCGAGGGTGAGCCGCCCGAGATCACGATACGGCTAAGCAACGGCCTTGTGGTGTCGCGTAGCGGCAAGAGCGGGTCGCTTAGGGTTACGGATCCCGATGGCTTGAAGGGCAACCAGGGTGTGCTTGACGGCCTGATGGACAAGCTGGCGTTGGACCTACCGAAGTTCATGAATTCTAGCAATAAAGAGAAGGCTCAGGTATTGCTACAGATCATCGGAGTCGGTGATAAGTTGGTGGTGCTCGATAAGCAGGAGGCGGCGGTATTCGAGGAGCGTCGTGTTGCCGGCTTGGAGCTAACCAAGGCCAGGGCTGTTGTCGATTCGATGTCCATAATGCCAGCGCCGTCACAGCCGGTAAGTCTTACCGAGCTTAGCGATCAACTGTCTGAAGCCCATAGTGTTAATGGTGGCAAAGCAGCGGCGTATTCAAGAATACAAAGCGCTCAAGGCTCTCTGGATATGGCCCAAAAAAGGGTTATTACCCTCGAGCAGGAGTTAATGGATGCGAAGGATCGGGTTACTCAATTGGATCATTTGGTACGTACTCATCAGGCTGACCATGACGGGCGTATTCTTGTGGATATTGAGGCGATCAAGAAGTCAATCGACACTGCGCAGGCGACCAATGACGCTGTTCGTAACAATCAGGAATACGAAGCAGCCAAACAAACCTCTGTCCGTTGTTTTGACAACCATAACGCCCTTGATGAAGCGGTTGCCGATGTCCGCGCACAGCGTGCGTCGCTGTTGGATCATTGCGATATGCCTATCCCGTGCTTAACCGTTCAGGATGGCGAGTTGGTCTACAACGATTCGAAGTGGGATTGCATGAGTAGTTCCGAGCAGTTGATGGTCGGTACGAGCATCGTCAAGCAGCTTAATCCTAAGTCGTCGTTTGTCCTGGTCGACAAGCTAGAGCAGATGGACGTTGACACGATGAATGCGTTTGCCTTGTGGGCCGCTGACCAGAGGTTGCAGGTCATTGCTACCCGTGTATCAACTGGCGATGAGTGTTCGATCATTATCGAGGACGGTCAGGTGGCAAAATGAGCAACAAAAAAGCCACATTAACAGTCCGCCTCATTACAGATCATGCCAATAATAAGACCTGGTTTGAGGAGTATATTACGCAGGGCAATTGGGTGACGATCCCAGAGACACTAATGTCGTGCGAGGGCAATAGCCGTCACGAATTAGAGAATTTAATCGACGCTCGTCGTAAGAAAAGGTTGGCAATTCATCGAACCGTTTCCCCGCCCGAAGTGTTCGATATTTAATGGAGTATTCCAATGTCTGGATCGCTTGATGTGCTTAGCTGCTGCCATGGTCATATGAGCTTTTCGTTCGAGAAGAACGACCCGATCGAAACCGAAAATGCCAAGCGTGTGATTCAGGACATGCTCAAGCGCGGGTATGCGTTGTTCGTTGAGGGCAAGGGTGGAAAGCTCATGCGGGTAAAGAGCTTCAACGCCAAGCGCGAGGTCTACATTGTGGGTGCTGGGGCAACCGCCGAGGAGATTCCAGATGGTACACAAGTCGTCGACCAGCCGAAGGCAACGAAGGCTAGCAAGAAAAGACAATCGAAAAAAGAAATACCAATCAGGTCCGTTAAAGCCACTGGCATCGGGCCAACAGCCGGGGGTTGATGCCTGGACCAATATCAGGCAGGCCGTCCAGTCTTTGGCCGAGGAGCGTGGCGAGTGGGCCGGGTATCCCATCCCGGTCGAGGGCATCAACCTTGTGGTTGAAAAACGCCATCCCATGCGTCATCAGATCGAGTCCAACCCAATCCCCAAGCAGGAATACCCAGATGAGCCAGCGCCGTCGGTAACTAACGACGGTGATAAAAAAAAGCTAGGCGAGGCGGGCTTTGGTGCCATGATGCGTTGGCATTATTGGATGAACACGCTAGCGGTCGCGGCCGATGAGGTTTGGTCGGTAGATGCCGAGATCAAGGCAATGGAAAAGCTCCAGTCGATGACCACGCGCCAGGCGTTCAAGTGTTACGTGCTATCGGGTTCGTTCCTAGAAACCAGCGCCGCGAGCAACACGACCTATCTATTCCGTAAGCTCCGGCCGACAATTGCCATGAAGGTTAATCAAGACGGCAACGTAATGCCCACGGCCGTACTATGCTTGCATCCAATAGCGTACTATCAGGAGAGTTGGGCGGGTGCCATGGTGCCCACCGATGACGTGATCGCCCACTTGATGTTGATGCGCGGCGATGAGCATAAGTTTTGGTGCAAATCTAACCATCACGATATTCGTGATCCAACTGCGGGGTTCTAATGCATGAGTTGGCATTGTTCGCTGGCGCTGGTGGCGGAATTCTCGGCGGCAAACTGCTTGGGTGGCGAACGGTGTGCGCAGTTGAAATCGACCCGTACTGTCGAGAGGTCTTGCTACGACGCCAAGAGGATGGATCGCTCGGCCCGTTCCCGGTATGGGACGATGTACGAACATTCGACGGCAAGCCTTGGCGTGGCAAAGTGGATGTCGTCTCTGCTGGGTTCCCGTGCCAACCATTTAGTACCGCAGGTAAACGGCTCGGGGAAGATGACGATAGAAATATGTGGCCACAAACCGCACGAATACTTAGCGAGGTACGACCACGATTCGCTTTGCTGGAGAACGTGCCAGGCCTCATTTCAACACCCTACTGGGGAACCGTTATTGGAGACCTGGCCAGGTTGGGGTTCGATGCGGAGTGGTGTATTACGTCTGCGGAAGATTGCGGAGCGCCACATCAGCGAAAAAGATTATGGATACTCTTATCCGACACCTTGCACCGCGCCGGAAGCTCCAAACAAAAATGCGAACACCAACGGCCCGAAGAATCTGCTAGAGGTAGCTCAAACGGATTGGACACCATCAAAGCCGTGGCCGACTCCCAAGTCCAGCCCCTCGGGTCCGGATTATGCGAGGGTGAATCGGGAGGGTGCGGGCGGGGACGATCTAGCGACCGCGGTAGCCAAAAAGATGTTGCCGACGCCAACGGTTCAGGATGCAAAGAACGACGGGGGACCGAGTCAGTTCAAACGAAAATCTCCGGGCCTAAACACTGTGTGCAAGTATCCGACGCCGGATGTGGGGATGGCAAAGGGCAGGGGTGCGAAGTCCGCGGCGAAGAGGTCGCGCCTTGGTGGTCAGTTGAACCCGGAATGGGTCGATTGGCTAATGGGGTGGCCTATCGGGTGGACCGGCTTAAAGCCCTTGGCAACGGACAAGTTCCGGCAGTGGTTAAACGCGCACTAAACGAATTGATCCAATCATGAAGATCCTATCGTTCGACCCTTCAAGCAGCGGTATCGGTTGGGCGTATATGACGTCGGAGGATTACATGCCCCTGGCGTCGGGTGTGATCAAGCGTCCTGCCGGCTGGCCGGCTTATATGCGGATCCGGCACATGATGCAGGAGGTCGATGCTCTGTTTGATGAATATGCTTCCCTGATCGATCGCGTGGTCGTGGAGATTCCTGGTCGTGCTCAGGCTGGCCGTAAGCGTGCCAAGTTCGCAACGCCTGGCGTGTATGGCGCGGCGGTTGGGGCCGTCTTGGCGGTCTGCTGGGCCAATACCGTCGATACTAAGCCCGTGGTGACCGTGGACAGCGATCATTGGACCCGGATCAACGGTGGAAGAGGCGAGCAGAAGTCGGCCCGGCTCCAAACCCTGGCCCTGCTGACCGGCCGCACCGGCGAGGGGGACGCTGGGGGTGATGAGGGGGATGCAATCTCGCTTGGGCAGTGGTATCTATCCAGGCATTCTAGCTCAATCCCGGACTGGATCGATCTTCACTTACCGCCTAAAAATCTAGGTAAAAATCCCTATTCCCCTACGTTCGCTCGGGCCGTGGCGTTTCGCTATGCCAATGCCCAGCCAAGGCGTTCCTAACGAGTTACCCACAACCTATACCCACCGATGTGGATAACTTGCGGATAAGACAGTAGCCGTTGACGAGGGTTTAAGGCTGATGTATTACTACCCACTTGGCTGAGCCATTCGGCTCTTCTTGTTCGTTCCAGAAATCTTAAGGAGTTGCTATGCAGGAGCTTACCGCCCAAGAGCTATCGTCTGCCTACCCCGAGGATCTATTACGGCAAGCCTGTGATATTTGCCAGCATTTCTGTAACGAGCGTCGGGCTATTGCCGGCATGCTGTTCAGGATCCGGTCACTTGAAAACTGTGCGAAGAGCGTTTGTTGCATGAAGGTGTCGACCATGGCCCGGCGGATCGGTTGTTCGGTGCGGACGGTTCACAATTATTTGGCCTGGCTTAGCCGTCATAGCCTGGTGAATAGTGTGAGGTCGAACCGATGTGCTTTGCGTAGTCTCAGCAGGCTGGGCCGTGCCGTCGTTGGTGTGCTTTCCGCGGGTGGCCCTTTGTTCGTTTTGAACTACCTCGGGGCCAATTCTGCTACCCCGGTTGCAGATCAATCTGCAGATCACATACAAGGGGGTGTTAAGCGTTCAAGAATTACATTTTCCTGTTCGGAGAAATCTCAAGCTTCGCAGCCTACAAATCCTGCTGACCGGGCCCCGGATTATCGCCAGCCGTACCGTACCGGCAGAACCGTCTCTGATTCGACCTGGGGGGCTGTGCTTGCCTGGATCCGGTCTGATGGGTATTCGAGCTTGGCTCGATGCAAGGTGGCACAGCGGGCGTTCACGGCGGAAGTGGGGCATTTCGCGCGGCATCAAGCGTTCGGCCAATTCAGCCGCCGCATGGGTGCTGCTGGCCGTCCGACGTCGGCGGATGAGTTATTCGGACTCGCGGTTCAGGATGCGGTCAAGCGGAAGAAACCTTTTTGCAAGGTGGAAAGTGCTTTGAAGTATGCGGTTACGATCGTTTGCGGGTGTATTAACGAGACTCGGTTGCCCGGCGAGAGGCGTCGGTGTTGACTTCGCTGGGTTCGAATCGTTTATTTTGTGTGTCGGAGGCAGGGAGTATCGAAATGAACGAGATCACGCAAATCGGGCCGGATCGGGTGAACGCGATGGAGTTGGTTCAGCATCCCCAGAAGATCGGCGATCGGTGGCTGCCAAGGATATTCAAGGGTGAGGATGATCATTGGGTTCAGGTCGGCTCGATCGGTGATGACATCAAGGTCCGGCGTGCGTTAGTTGAGGACTACAGCCCGCAGCTTGCGAATGCGTGTTGACTTATCCGGTGGTGTCGCATACAACACTATGATGGCAAGTTTTGAAGAAATGAAGCTATTGGAGGAGGTGAAAGATTTGAAACGTGATAATCATCTGCTTAATTGCGAGGTTAAGGATCTTCGTAGAATCGCCGATCGTATAGCGATTCATCGCGATTTGTTTTACGCAGTAGGTTTTGTTTCTTGTGTCGCCATTTTGGCGTGTTTTTATGTTATTAGTGTTTGGTCTAAATCGAAAGGATGTTAGTGATGAAGATTTTGATGCAGGACGCTTTGTTGCGTCGCAAGGAGTTGCATGGCCGGCTACGTCGGCTAGAGGCAATCAAGGAGAAGGATTTGTACGAGGTCAAGGTCGAGCGTCGCAAAGTTAGCGAGGGTTTCGATGACGTTGTCTTGGGCATACCCAAGCTCGACATCGAGAATGTCACCGCTGCTTATGACACTTGTGCAAAGCAGCTTCGTAAGGTTGATTCTATCATCCAAAAAACCAATTGGACCACCGAGGTTGAGGTTGAGGATATGGTGATGGAGGATTTCAAATCGCCTCCAAAGGCATAGCGCAAAGGGCTATAGCCTCGGTGTCTCTGTGATTCACCGTGGACGGAATATAAAACGGTCGGGCGTTGTGGGAAAGGGTTTGTGCGGTGTCCCTTAAACACTGAGATTCAACCGGTTGGGTCGTTTCACGGATTTATGTATTAGCTCACCTGGATAGAGCAAACGAACTTGAAACTCGTTAGGTAGCCGGTTCGAGTCCGGCATACATTGCCAATGGCTTCACGCCATGTTGTGTACATCCGATGAAACTAACATCCGATTCTTTAACGTCAGATTACCCGATTGCCACCGCTATTATTTAGCGAAACATTCGAATGTCCCATTGCCCTAATTCCGACTAACCAACCCACGACGGCCGTTTTATTTTTATTGAGGTAACCATGAACGCTGATGTTGTAAGTGAAGTATCGGCTCGGTGGTTCGGGGATAAGGAGGTAGGTGCGTTTACAAAGCCATCGGTTCGTGAGTTGGCTCGTGCCGGCAATCCGTTAATCGATGCGCATCCGATTAGGCCTTTTACCCAGATTGCTGCTGATCGTTGTTCGGCTCCACAGCTTCAGAAATATCTGCCCAATCAGGATCAGGGTGCGACCGAGTCGCCGGTCAATATCAAGATCCGAAAGATGGCGGATAATCGGATTGTGTTAGAGTTCAGTCGTTCTATCGGTGCGTTGCACTTAAACCAGAATCAAATGGCGTTATTGTGCCGTCACATGGGCGGTCGGTTTGTTAATGGAGTTAATTGATTATGGCGCTAGAACCCTCTATTCAGGCTCAAATTGACCAAGCTATTGCGTCGATCAATGACACGATCGCTCCGTTAATCGCTGGTTTTTATAGGAAGATGATTGATGAAGGTTTGCCAAAAGACGTAGCCATTAAATTATCCGAAACCATGACGAGTTCAATCATGGGTAGTATGACTGAAAAGTATTTAGGGAAGGTAGCTAAACCCACAAGAGGTTGATAGTATGCGTTTATGACAGTAGACGATCGCACAAGGCAATTGGCGTTATATGAGTTAGACGATCTTGTAGAGGTTGAGGAGG